ATCGGGATATACTGTTTTAGCTAGTGTTTTATCTATGATCGGTTGTGCTGACAGTAAGAAAGCATTAACAACAGAAATGTATGATAAAATAGCAAATTTAGGCAGAGTTGAAAACTCACTAAATAGTATCTTTTCAGCAGTAATTGAAATAGTACAATGGTTCACTAATATAGTTCGTGAAAATGTATTAAATCTACCTACTATTCGATTTTTCGATTCTAATAATGCAGACATAGATCAATATCTTAAAAGGTTAGATTCTATTATGCATAAAATTAATCAAGGTGATTTTCTTCAGACTGAAGATCACTATACCGAACTGATTGGTTTAAAGAAAGAAGGAGAGTATATATTTGCTAATGTACCAAACAATCCTAATACGCGTAATATCTTAACTAGTTTTGATAAAGAACTAAATAAGTTAAGGAAAATCATAAACGATTGGGAAAATGCGAACATTCATCTTCGTGGATTGAGAATAGAAACTACAACCGTACTCCTTAGAGGAGGAGCTGGTGTAGGAAAATCTACTACCATGATACAATTGAGTCATGCTTTAGTCGCTTTGAATATGACTGAAGAACAATATGAAGATTCAGGAGCAGATCCTACCAAGTTTATGTATAATAGAGCTCCTGAGACGGAGTATTGGGATGGATATTGGTCAGGAGCTATAGTTGTGTATATAGATGACTTTGGTCAAGCACTTGATGTCTCTGGTCAACCTGATAATGAATTTATGAATCTTATTAGGATAGCTAACGGATTTGAAACATGTTTGCACATGTCTAAGATTGAAGATAAAGGAAAGTTTTATTTTAGATCTCCCTTTCTTCTGATGTCCACCAATATGACAAAATTGGAAACAAATAGTTTGAGATGTGTGGAAGCTCTAGTTCGTAGGATGATAGTAGATGTTTGTGTAACAGTCAACTTAGATTATTGTACAGAGGATTCAAAAACTAATGATATTTTTAGTAGAAAATTAGATCTAAATAAACTTCCTACACAAGAAATCGATGGAGAGAAGGTTACCATACTCACTCCAGATGTACAAGAATATTGGTTGGTGGATGCTGATGGTAAAGTATTACCTAAAGCGCAAGCCATGAACTTTGATCAATTAGTACAACTAACCCAATCA